GGGGCACTAGGCCCCCAATCGGTTAAGATAGGTCGCGGATTGCCGCGCCTTTCAGTTCGTTCTTACAGATCAAAGCCTTCTCGCAGAGCATCAGGAACTTCTCAGAGTCACCTGTTTTTGCGAGTGGGGTTGTCTGCATCCCGCGGTATGTGCCAACAGCCCAACCACTCGGATCAATCATAAGTGCATCTCGAGTCAGGCCATAAGCGTGCGGAATGGCTGTCAGAGTGCCGAAATCGCCCTCATAAACATCAGCCGCGCCAACAATTGTGGCTTGCTTTTTCTTGCCGCTATTCTCTTTACGCTGCGCAGCAATACCTGCGAACGCTGAGAACTCCTGCTTATGCGTACCGCTCATGTAGATCTGGCTATAACGAGCGCCATTGTTGAAGCCCGTAACAAGAACCGCCTTCATGAGCGCCTCAGAGAAGGCTCGTTGATCGCCATTGGTTGCCGCATCCACGACACCCGCAGAGGCCCAACCACCAGAGGCGCCCGAAGTCGCACCCAATGAATCGGCCGTCTCAATCCAGGCTAGAGCGCCCGCAGTGTGACGCGGGGTTGCGCCGCCACCAGAGGCAACTTCAGCATTAGAGGCATAGTTACCGATCATACGAGCTTCCATGTCTCGCTTGATCTCAATGCCCTTGATCATCTTCTGATAATCTTCTTCGTCTTCCCGGCCCGCGTTATCAGCTTCCTCTACGGTCCCTGAAATGCTGCCGGTTTTATCGAAGATTTGAGCGTAAACGCTGACCTTTTCAGGCTGGTGAGCCGCATCAATCGTTGCGTCAAAGCCTTCATAGTTTGCGTTGTCTGGGTCCGGCGCTGCGAGGCTTTCCGTCTGCCATTCAGGCATTACGCTTTTAATGTTCTTTTTCTTGATGTTCGAAATGAACGGGGTTTCCTCCGGGGCTACCCGGGAGATGTCGTCGTCAAGGTCTTCACGTTCTGTGACAACGGCGGAGCGAACAAGGGTGTTCGCTGGTGCATTTGAAGCCATAGCTTATTTTTTCCGTTTGGCGCGCTTCAGCCTTCGCATCTCGGTGAACTCTTCTTGAGAGAGGACCGGCTTTTTGCTCAATGCCTGTAAGCGCTGGTTTGTTGATGAACCTTGCGCCGTGGACGGAGTAGATTTGACCGTCTTGGGTGCAGGTTTTGCTTTCGGGGTTGCGCTTTGTTTCGTCGGAAGCTCTTTGGCCTTCTTATTGGCCCGGTCGTACATCATGGCCTTGTAAGCCATTGTCAGACCCTCAGCCGGAACCCATAGCAATGTCTCACGGTCCATGCCGTTCTCATGCATATAGGCAAACACTTCCTTCTGACGCGTCACGCCGTCCTTTGAATCCGTCAATGCTTTCGCTATTGGATTGGACTCTGACAGCTCGGTCAGTTTGGTGTTACGGCTTTGAATGAAGCTTTTATGCTCTTCCACCTCTGCGGTGCTTTGCTTTTGCTTCGCTTCCGTCAAGCGCTTACGGAGATCATCGCCCTTTGCCTTTTCAGCGTTGACGTAAGCCACGTCCTGCGCGTCCTTGCATGCGTTATAAGCAGCCTGCCAATCTACATTATCGTAGTATTGAATCGCCTGCTCAGTCTCCGTGATATACTCGCCTAATCCCTCAAGACGCTGCTGTAATTGCTGGCGTGTTTGAGACAATTCTTGCGATTTTTTCGTGACCAGGGCCTCACCGTTCTTAGCCAGTCCTGCAACCATTTGTTGCGCTTCCGGTGGCAGCTTAGCGAACTGTTCACGTTCATTACCCTTCAAATGTTGAGGCGGCTCAACTGCCGGCGCGGCCGGTGTCTCTTCTACTGCCTCTGGTTCATCAACCTCATCGCTATCTTCATCAGACGCTTCTAGGTCTGCTTCCTCTGCCGGGTCAGCATCGGAAATCTCTTCATCCGCTTGCGGCTCTACAGCCTCAGCTTCAATTTCTTCTGTTTCAGGCTCTTCTGCGGTTTCTTCAACCTCAGTTTCAACCTCTTGAGTTTCAACAGCCTGTTCGCGCGCTTCACGTCGGGACTCAACCCAATCAGAAACCGTGTCGAATGTCTGCTCTTGCTCATTCAGCATATTCTTCTACCTTTTCTTCGATTAGGGCATCGTCCACAGCAGCGCTCATGCGCATACGGACTTGCCGCAGGGCTTGGACAGCCAAAACGCCCTTGTAAGCGCTCTCTGCGTCTGTGGCGTCTAGTGTCGCCTCAACGAGATCATTGTGAAGCGTGTTGAATGCCTCTCTTGTGACCTCTAATTCATTCTTGGCCTTGCGGGCGCGGTTCTTTGTGTCGCTCATTGCGCCAAGCTCCCACCAGGCCGAAACCCGCTCATTTGGTCACGCCCCTGCGTAATAAAGGCCATTCGCATTTCAAACTCGTGCTTTTCACGCGCCATTTCCGCCTCAAACTCCGCCTTATCTCGCATGATGCCCGCTTTGATATCTGCCTCATATCGCTGAAGCTGGGCGCGCTGATTGGCTTTGAACATTTCAAGCTGATGATTCATCTGCGCCTCTTGGAACTTCATGCGCATTTGGGCTTGCATTTCTTGCTCTTCGGGGCTCGGGCCTTCCTGGCCTTGCTCCGCTTGAGCCTTCTCGCGCGCCTCTTTCGGGTCAGAGAAGTAACGCTCTGGAGCCTTCAGGCCCAAACGCTCAACCAAGCGGCTCGCTGAGGCGTGCAAATTGTCCTCTGTCACCATTGGGAGTTGCAAAACACCCGCGGCCTGAGCTTCTAGCGCCTCTTTCTGCAAGCCAATCACCTGCATAATCGCCGCAACTTCCATTTCACGGCCACCAGAACCAACACCCACCTCAATCGTCATGTCAGCCCGGTTGCCCCAGCTTGTCGGATCGATCGGTTGCCATTCACCATTCACACGAGCCATCATAGCTTGGCTGGCATGGTCACGGATCTCACCATGAACACCCACAAACAGCCCCTTAAGGAGCGTTTCAGCCAAAACCCTAGCAATCATGCGTAAACGACGCTGAGCGGCATTCATTAGCGCCATAGCGCCCTTAGCTGTGTCGTGCAGCGTGTCAGGATTAAGCCCTTGGGCATTGCGAACCACGCCTGAGCGCTGCTCGCCTACCGTAGAAAAGTATTCTAGGGCGCCTGTAGCGTCGAAATTGAGACCTCCACCCGTAATCGCATTAACTGCGCCCGCCGATTTTACCCGAACCGGGGAACCAGGCTCTGAACGCAAAATATCTGCAATCGTGTGCTGATTGGCCTTGCTCATATCTATCTCATAGCGCTGGTTGAGCGCGAAATAGCCATTATCAAGCAGCATCCGCATGAGGCTGGTCTTGATCTTCTGCACCTCGATCAGCTTGTCAGCCAATGAGAAACCATAGAACCGGTGAGCGCGTCGATATGGAGAGCCCGCCGCATAGCCCACTCGGTTCTTTTGGTACGCATCCAGAATGAGCGACTCTTCGCTATCCGTGACAATGCACCAAAGTTCTGTCTTGCCGTCCATGTCGCCGTCAATGCGGATCGTGTGAGTGTGAACCTCAACCGTCCGGCGCATGTCCGTGTTGATTCCGTGGCTGTCGTCTGTCTCGTCTACCGTATCACGAGCGCGGGCTTGCTCATCGTCTTCAGCCTCAGCGCTCGGCGCAAGCATTTGCACGGTTTCTTCGTCGTAACCTTCGTCAACCAACTGGAAAGCGCGAGGGAATGACCGCTCAACACAATATGGCGTGTCTTCAATCAATACCGTGTCAGGCGAGACGCTAAAGTTTTGCGGGTCAACCGCCTCAATCACGCAGCGGCCCGGATTGCGCTTCATGACCGTGAAGTCAAACAGCGGCATCATGTCCGAACCCGTCTCAGACGCCTCAACCTCGATAATCTCAGAGCTTTGCTCAGCCATCATAAGCTCTTCTTGGGTCTTGCCCTCAAAGCGCTCTTCTTCGTCTTCACCGTCTTCCCAATGGAACTTAATCAGGCCGGTCTTGATCTCCAGCGCGTCACGGATCGCTGTCTCAAGCACCATGAAGCCCGGGTTTTGATCAAAGATCACCTCATTGATATACTCGCTTTCGAGCTTGGCCGCATCTTCATCTTCTGGGCCTTGCGGCTTGAAGGTGCCCACGTCCTCACCACCCGTGAAGATCTCCATTAGATCAGGGATAGCCGTCTCAACGGCATCAGCGACGTCAGAGGCAACCACACTTGAGCGGTTCTTGCGCGCCGGCACGTCAGACATTTCGCCCTTGATGTACTCAAGAGCCTTCTCGCGCTGCTCTTCAATGTCGCCGTTGTCCTCAAAGCCAATCGAGTTGAGCCGCTCTGCTTTCAATGCAGATAACAGCTCTGTCTCGCTGATCTTGAGGCCCTCAAAGCGCTCTGTCTGTGGTGTGTCGTCGTCTGCCTTTTCAGGCTCAGACTCGTAATCGCTCATTTAGACATATCCTGCGTCTTCAATTTCTAGCGCCATGACCGTGCGTTGCGGCGGCGTGTAATCAACAGCCATCAAACCGAAAGCGTCAGCCGTGTGCGATGCCCAGTCATGATTAGGACCAAGCCCAATGCCACGCTGTTCATCCATCTTCTCGTGATAGTGAGCGAGCGCTTCCCGGCCCGCTTCTGTCTGCTCTTTGTCAAACGACATGCGAAGGAATAACCGACGTGCCGCCTCAATACGTTGCGCCGCTGCGCCCCTGCCCATGTTTGGGATAACATCAACGTCAAATTCAAAGCGCGTGTCTGACGCCTCTGACCAATGGTCTTGGTATCTCAAGCCCGTGACACCCTGGCCTTCAGAGACGCCATCATGAGGCAATCTGACAACCACACGATTAAAGTCTCTCTCTTCGCACCAGCGACGAAGCCAGCGCACATGGTATTTTAGGCTCTGGCCCTGCGCCTCGTAGTGGGCAAGCAATCGGATTTCATCATCAACGAACTGACAGACCCAGATTGCGTAAGCGTCTGCATTTCGGCCCGAGCCGCCAATATCATGATAGGTGTAGATCGGGAGCAATTGGTCTGGCTTGAGCTTGGCAATGCGTCCGTTTCTTTCTGCAAGCGCCAACTGTTCCGCATAGTACGCCCCTTCAATGATGCTCGCAAAGTCACCTTCCCAAATATGATCATACTGATCGGGGCGGGCCTTCTTATCTCGTCTGCGCTCTCCGTCGAGCACCTCAGGAAACCAGGGATTGTCTCGCCAGTTAAGCTCAACAATCTTCATGTCCTCTGTAGCGTTTAGTCTAAACCGTTGGTGCGTTGCCGAGCGCTTGGCTTCCGGGTTCCACGTCACCCACACCTCAGAGTCATGCTCACGAACTGTAGGCAGAAGCTT